ATTATCTATTTGAATATTATGATGGAAACTATTAAATTTGGACAATTAGACTTTTCGTTCTCCCGTGACCTCCCACTACTCGGAGGGCCTTTGGACAATAGGCCCCTCGACTACCCAACTGAGGTACGGTATGAGAACCTGGTGCCTTCGGTGAATGTCACCAAGGCAGTTGACCCCGCGCGTACGAGTGAACCCATCAAGGGTCCCGTCGTCGAGGGTGTCCCTATCACGGTAGTGGCGCAGTCTGAGGGATCGACGCTCCATGCTGTAAAGAAGCGATGTGATCACGCCCCCAAGCCCGATGTCGGGCCCGATTTTCTCGAAGGACACCACAAGTTGATGTCCGTCATACACGAGCGAGAGGAAATCAGGCTGGACTATGGTATGGTGTGCGCTTATCTCGATGAGATGAGCGGTGTGAAGCGGGAGCGGCTTTCGGCCCTTTTGGATTCGTATGATTTCACGCTACCTGGATACACGGACAAAACTGTGTTTGCGAAATCGGAAGTACTGGTCAAAGGTGATGGAGCCCAGCCACGTGTCGTCTACCAAGGTGGTGACATGTACAATCTTGTGATGGGCTCAATGATCTATTACCTATCGCGTCGTATTGCGGAGGAATTGTCGCGCACTAATCCCCTGAACAAGGGAAATGAAATCATTTATTGCGTGGGCATGACTGCAGACGAGATAGCTGACATTATTCACCATACCCCAGGTGAAGCACTGGAGAACGATTTCAAGAACAATGACGGCACACAGCCGGCAGGAGTTCGGAAATGGGAAGCCATGTTTTATTATAAACTTGGCGCACCAAAGTGGTTTGTACGCGAGTTTGCTTCGAACGTCAGTGTCAGGGTGTTTACCAGATATGGCGTTAAGGGAAAAGTGACAGGACAGCGGTGGTCAGGTGAAGTTACCACCACCCCTGGTAACGGGTATGTAAATGCCTGTGTTAGCTTATCCGCTCTGATGAAGGCAGGCATCGTTAAGTCTACCACTTTGGTTTACGGCGACGATAATTTGACTTACACGCTTGAGAACCGGAACCGCCTTTGTAAGGCGTTCTGTAGCGTGGCTGAGGACACTGGTATGAAGGCTGAGGTAACTATCCCAGACCATCGCGAGAAGGCAACGTTCTTGCGCAAACGCTTCGTACCTAGTGCTCACCGAACCTTCGCCGTACCCTCTTTTGGGCGCGTGTTGTGCAAACTTCCTATTCGCGGCAACTTTAACAAAGCCGTGAAGGACGATGATTATATGGCCGGGAAAATGCTCTCCGCGGCCTACGAGCATCGACACGTACCCGAATTACGTAACCTTCTCCTCGAGACAGCTGAACAACTGTCGTCATCCCCCTACCTCGACATGCGGAACCAGGCGATGGCGTACAAGTATACGGCAGAGGAACTCAAAGAACTCACGGTGTCCGCCCCGGTAATTGACCCCGATTACTTCCACTCTTTTCTTGGCAATGTGTACGGGATAACTCAGGAGGAGTTGTACAAGTGCTACGAAGAGATGAGCTATGGTATCTTGGGCTATTCCAAGGTTAACCGTGGCAAAGGTAACCGGCGCAAGCAGGAT